AAATTGTTAATGCAGGTGGATCTGGATCAGATAACACTTCAATCATAAAAGTTCATTGGGGTGAAAGATCAGTGTTTGGTGTTTATCCAAAAGGAACTCAAGCAGGTCTTACAAGAACTGATTACTCAAAAAATGGTAACTTAGTTAAGATACCTGGACTTGATGAAAACGGTAATGCAGGAGATTTCTGGGGTTACGAAGAAATGTTTGAAACTGATCATGGATTAGTTGTTAAAGATTATAGACAAGCTGCTAGAATTTGTAACATTGATGTTTCTGATCTTGTTGCAGGTACAGGTACGAATCCAGATCTTATTGATCTAATGATTTCTGCTAACTATAAAATTGATAGTCTTACTAATGGTAAGGGTGTTTGGTACTGTAACAGAACAATCGAAGCTGCTTTACATAAGCAAGCATTAACTAAAGTTGGTGCTGCAGGTGGATTAAGTTTCGCTAACTTTGAAGGGATGCAAATTCTTACTTTCTTAGGTGATCCGATCAGAAGATCAGATGCTCTATTAAATACTGAAGCAACTGTTTCATAATAATAAGGGAGAATTAAAACCTCTCCCTATTTAAAAAATTAATAATTTTCTGGAGGACAGAATGAGATTCGATATTCAAAACCAACTTTCAGTAGCACAGGCCTTTACAGGTTCAGCAACTGTTTCAACAAATTCATATAAGAAGCAATCTGCTGCACAAGATTTAAGTATCGGTCGTAGAATGGCACTTTTAGTATTACCAACTGTTGCTCAAGGTGCAGGTTCAACTTTAACTGTTGAAGCTATTCAAGCTGACGATGCTGCTCTTACTTCTAATGTTGAAGTATTAAGTACTGTTACAGCTCTTGCAGCTAACATGACTCTTGGTGATCACTTGGAAGTACCAATTCCTCAAGGTGTTATGACTAAGCAGTACCTAGGTGCTAGACTTACTCTTGCTTCAGGAACTACTACTATAACAGTTGATGTTTATCTTGTACCTCAAGACGAGATTGCTCAATATAAATCATTCCCAAAAATAAATAACGCTCTAGTTTAATAACTAGGGCCATTTTTCTTTTAAGAGAGAAGAGGTAATACGTGAACGAAAATTCAATGCCAACAATGCCAAGTATATCTGAAGTTGAAGAGAAATCTCCAGTTTCAGAAGCATCTTCTCTCAGCGAAGGAATGTCAGGGGAAGGTGTTTCTTTAGATGCTCCTGAACATGAATCTGTACAGATCGAGTCTGCTGAAGATAAAATTGATTCTAATGTTAATATTCCTTCTGTATCTGCTAAAGGTATTGAAGTTGTTGCTACTATGAGTGGGTTTTATGGTCAACAACGACTTAAAGAAGGATCTGAGTTCATAGTCAAGGATTTTAAATCTCTTGGTGAATGGATGAAGTGTAAAGATGCTGCAATGGAAAGAAAAAGAGTAGCAGCTTTAAAAGAAAAAAAGGCGAAAAAGTAACCTTCGCCTTTAACTATGCGAGGGAAACATGTCTTTTTCAAAAACAAAAATATTCAATTTAAGTCTTTCGGCTTTGTTACTTGCTAAAGAAGTTTCTAACACAGATACAGATACTAGTAACGAAGTCAGAATTTTAAATACTCATTGGGATATTGCTCTATGGTCAACTCTAGAAGATTTAGATCTAGACTCAACTTCAATGACTGTCGCTTTAGAATTATTAGCAACACTTACAGACGAAACTTTTAATTATGCTTATAAGTATCCAAGTAATTGTGCATTTCTAAGAAGAATTAAATCACTCCAAGTTACAGACACAAGATATACTCACATAGCCAAGAAGACAGGAATGTATAACTCTCAGAAGGCCATCTTCACAGATGAGCAATCTGCTTTTATAGAGTTTATTCCTAAAGATATATCATTAGATTCTCTTGGTGCTATGACGATAATGGCAATCGCTTATAAGCTTGCTTTCCTTTCAGCTCCATTGATTACAGGTAAAGGTGCAAAAGCTCTCAGAGAAAGCATTGTAGTAGCGTATGAGTTCGCTAAAAGTGACGCTCAAGAAGCTGACGCTAGAGAAAACTTTAACTATGAATCTGATGATCAAAGATCAGAATTTGTAGCAGAGAGGTTAAGCTAATGTCTTTAAAATCATTTTTAAGTTTTTCTTCAGGTGAATTAGACCCTGCACTTCATGACAGGATTACACTTGAAAAATTCGGTAAAGGTTTGGATACTGCAAGAAATGTAATCATTTCTAAAACTGGTTCGATAATGTCTAGGTTTGCAAGAGCAAACTTCGCAACAGCAAAAAACAATGACGAAACAATAAAATTATACTCTCCACCTAATTCTGGTTTTGTATTAGAATGGGGAAACCTATATGTTAGAACATATAACTTAGCAGGTACTTTAATAGAAGAAGATGCTCATACACTAGTTGAAGCTGATTTAGCTAACATGCACTTTGTTGCAAGTAGCGATACAATATATGTATTTGTAGCAGGTGAACAAGTTCTTGAATATAACGATTATGGTACAGGTTCAGCATTTTTTAGTGCAGCTTCACTCGTACTAATTCCTACAAGTGGTCCATTAAGTATTACGAATGTTGCTGCAGGTACTCCTACAGGATATGCTGTAGAATATATTGCAACAACTGTTAGAAACGGTGAAGAAAGTACACCAGTAGCAACAAGTGTAACAGGTCTTAAACCTTTAGCTGCAGGACAATCTAATACGTTAACGGTTAATGTTCATGTTAGTTTTGCTGAATTTTTAACAGGTGAGTGGAACGAAGTAAGAATATACAGAAGGCCTACTAACGGTGGAGCTTACGGATATGTAGGAAGTGCAGATTACTTTTATAATAATGCAGGTGCTTTAGCTGTAGATTACATTGATCTAGGTGGAGATGCAGATTTTACAAATGGGATTCCTGCTTATATCACAGGTAACACTTTATTTAATGCTCAAGCTAGAGATCTTAATTCTAATACAGGAGTTATTTACCAACAAAGACTATTAATAACTGCAGAAGATAATGTTGAAGCAATTTTAGCTTCTCGTCCAGGTTTTCATCACAACTTTCAAAGAGACTATCCTCTTGGTAGTGCTTCAGCTTTATTATTTAAAGCAGGTACTTCTGGAAATGCTAGAGTGCTAAGGATGATTGAGAACGATGGTTTAATAGTTTTTACTACAGTGGGAGTATTCACAAGTAGAGGAGCTTTAAGTGCTGATAATTTAGCTTTAGAGAAAAAAGGTAGTTGGGTTATTAAAGAAGATGTACCACCATTAAATGTACCTGGTGGAGTATTTTTCGTTGATCAAAATACAAACGCTATTCAACAATTAGTTTATACTCAAGACGGTTTTACATACCAAACATTAGATCATTCAATTTTCAGTAGTCATCTATTCAGAGAGAAGACTGTTACATCGTGGGCGTATCAAGATGGTGTTGCTCCTTTAATTACTGTAGTTTTCTCAGATGGAACTTTTGCTACATTCACTTATCATTTTGAACATCAAATGAGAGCTTGGACTAGACATGATTCTGTATATCCTGTTGAGCAAGTTGAAGGTACTGGAATTGCAGATTCTACTTTTTACGTAACTAATAAAGATGGTCAAAGATATATAGAAGTAAGTTTACCAAGAGATATTCCTGCTGACACTTTTGTAGCTAACCCTGAAGCTGATAAGATTAATCTTAATGCTTTCATGGATGCTGTAACTACTAAGCAAAATTTATTAAATGACTCTTTGACAGGTTCAGATGTTTTAGAGCTTGCTTTGATAAGTGGGGATTGGGAAGACGTAAACACTCTGACTTTAACTTGTGGAACTTCTGCTTTATTTCCTGACCCAGGGTTAGGGGAAGTAGGAACTGTATTAAGATTTTTTGATACAACAGATAAGACTTCAATTGATTTAACTGTAATTGCAAGAGCTAGTGATAACTCTGTAACTGTTCAACCAGATAATGAATTTCCTTCAGCTCAAAAGTCAGGCTTCAGACTCTATGAAACTTTTAATGTGATTGACGGTCTTGATCATCTTGAAGGTGAATCAGTTGGTGTTTTACTAGATGGATATGTCGCTGCTTCTCCATATAACGATGTTGAAGGCTACGACACACTAACTGTAGCAAGTAATCAAATAACTCTCCCTAACAGCGAGAGAGGAGCTATCATAGTCGTTGGTCGTCCAATAGCTGCAGACATTAAAACTTTAAATATAAGTACGGTTGAGCAATCTCCTACTGTAATAGAATCTTTAAATATTAATAAACTTTATATTAGACTTTTCAAAACTAGAGGACTCTTTATTAGTAACCTTTTCCCTGAAGAGGCGAATGGTGAGAAAGATGGAAATAGTGTAGTTGGTATGGAAGATCTAGATATTTTTGATGTACCTAAAGGTGACATTATAGGTAATAGATACAAAGAACCTGCTACTAAAAGAATTGAACAAACACTTCCAGGAAATTGG